ATGCAGGTCAGTGTTCGCGACAACAATGTCGATCAGGCCCTCCGGGTACTTAAAAAGAAACTGCAAAAGGAAGGGGTTTTCCGCGAAATGAAGCTCAAGCAGCATTTCGAGAAACCGTCCGAGAAAAACGCGCGGCAGAAAGCTGAGGCGATCCGCCGTGCTCGCAAGCTGGCACGCAAGAAGTTAGAGCGCGAAGCTGGATGAAATTCCATCCTTAAGTCTGAGAGAACAGAACTTCCGATGCCCAATCGCATCGGAGGTTTCAGTCCTAAGAAAATATTGTTTTCAGGTGTGCAGCCCGAGGCATTGAAGTCAGCTGAACGTCAATGAAGCCAGGATATGCTGCACGAAGTACCAATGACTGTAATGTGAAAGCTGCTTCGCGGCGTTCGGAAGTCAAGCGAGCGGCAGCTAAGGGCCGGCTTCGACGCGCCTCCCCCCTCCCATGGTTCCTCCGTGGCCCGATCCGTATACGGGGGGGCTGAGCGCGCGGTTTCGCCAGCGACTGGATTCCTCACCGGGGAATCCACCTGGAATCCACCCTTGAGGGCGCGCAGATTTAAACCTCGTGATTACAGTGAGTTACGCCAGACTTTCAGCCTCTCGGGGTGGATTCTTGACAAAAATAGTAAAATCCACCTGCGGCATGTTGGAAGCCAGTTTTGGAATCCACCCAAAGCCAGCGGCGGATCACCGAACACCAGGCCTTCGCGAAGACATTGAATCCGCGCGATAATTCCTGTTGACAGTTCTGCCCCTCTTGACTCATACCTTGATCATCGAAGAACTGCGCCCGGAGGAACCCCCTCACGGGCGTTTTCCTTTTCCCGACATCGCGGATCCTGATGCAGCCGCCGACCGGTCCGGTCGCGCGTTTGCGTCTGCTTTACCTTTCACCACAGTAGAGAACACCCATGGACCTTGTCTTCGCGCCAGGCGAGATCGAGGCGTGGCCGATCGAGCGGCTGCGTCCCTATGCCCGCAATGCCAAGGTGCATGCGCAGGATCAGGTGGCGAAGATCGCTGCCAGCATGGCGCAGTTCGGCTGGACCGTGCCCTGTATGGTGGCCGACGATGGCGAGCTGATCGCGGGCCACGGCCGGGTGCTGGCTGCCACGATGCTGGGGCTGACCGAGGTGCCGGTAATCCGGCTGAGCCATCTCGATGAGGCAGAGCGCCGGGCGTACCGCATCGCCGACAACAAGCTGACCGAGTTGGGCGACTGGGACGAGGCCATGCTGCGCGACGAGATCGCGGGGCTGCTGGCCGAGGATTTTGATCTTTCCCTTCTGGGCATCTCCGACGATGATCTGGACGCCCTCCTGCAGGATCCCGAGGCGCTGGGCGGCGATGGTCCGGTGGAGGGCGAGGATGACGTGGCCGAGGCACCGGCCACGCCGGTGTCAGTGCCGGGCGACCTCTGGCGACTTGGGGATCACCGGTTGATCTGTGGCGACAGCACGTCTGCCGATGTGGTCGGGGCGCTGCTGGGCGATGCAAAGCCGCTGCTGATGGTCACCGACCCGCCCTATGGCGTGGCCTATGACCCTGCCTGGCGCAACCAAGCTGGCGCCGCGAAGACGAAACGGACGGGCAAGGTGCTCAACGATGACCGCGCCGATTGGCGCGAGGCCTGGGCGCTCTTTCCGGGCGACGTCGCCTATGTCTGGCACGGTGCGTTGCATGCGGCCGAGGTGGCGGAGTCGTTGACCGCCTCGGGTTTTGCCATCCGTTCGCAGATCATCTGGGCCAAGGACCGGCTGGTGCTCAGCCGCGGGGATTACCACTGGCAGCATGAGCCCTGCTGGTATGCCGTGCGCGCCAAGGGCAAGGGCCACTGGGCCGGAGATCGCAAGCAGACGACGCTGTGGCAGATCGCGAACAAGAATCAGGATGCCGATACCGTGCATGGCACCCAAAAGCCGGTCGAGTGCATGCGCCGCCCAATCCTGAACAACTCCAGCCCCGGTCAGGCGGTCTATGAGCCGTTCATGGGTTCCGACACCACGCTGATCGCGGCCGAGACGACGGGACGCGTCTGCTACGGGGTCGAGCTCGACCCGTCCTATGTCGATGTTGCCATCGAGCGCTGGCAGTCCTTCACCGGGGCGGAGGCGGTGCTGGCGGAAACCGGCGAGAGCTTCGCCGCACTGAAGGCAAAGAGGCTTGCGGCATGATAGCGCCCTTGGCGACGGAGCGGACAGCCAGCCAGATCGCCGAACCGGACGCGGTCACGAATCCAACTCGCCGAGCGAGGACACGCGCATGACGCAGTCGCGCCGCATGTCGCTGGTCGAGGCCATCACTAATGTCGCCCTTGGCTACGCGCTGGCGGTCGCCACGCAGATCGTTGTGTTCCCATGGTTCGGTCTGCAGGCGAGCCTCGGCGAGAACCTGGCGCTGAGTGGGGTATTCACCGGCACATCGCTTTTGCGCGGTTACGCGCTGCGCAGGCTGTTCGAGCACTGGCGGCATGACCGACGCCATCAGCATGCCGAAATACAGATGTGGGCGCACCAAAAGCCTGATAGGGATGCCGCCATGTTTCGTCTTTTCGACATGCTGGGCCCCTCCGCCGCAATACGAGCCCTTGATGATGCGCTCCGGGCCTCCGGCGTGCATCCGCTTCTGGTTCCGGAGCCCGTCAAGCTGACCGTGATCAAGCTCAACAAGAAGCATGCCGGTGCCAGAAATCAGGATGTTGCTTTCGCGGAAGCAGCGCAGTTGTTGGCCTATTGCATGCTCGGACATGAACAGTTTGCGGCCAGCAACAGCGTCGAGGATGCCGATCGCACTGACCATCGGGTGGAAACAGCACTGGATGAAGGTGACACGCTGGACGCAAAGCTGATCCTGTTGGCGCTGCATGCGGGGCGGATCGCCCCGGACATTGCTGATCGTATCGATCTCGACGAGACGTAATCCCGATCAAGCGTCCAGACTGTAGACAGTACCTCTGTTCGCCTCTTTCCGGGAGGTGATCGCGAGGCCCAGCTTCTTCTTGAGCGCCCCGGAGATCATGCCGCGCGCGCTGTGTGCCTGCCAGCCGGTCGCTTCGACGATCTCGCCAATGGACGCCCCCTCGGCCCGCTGAAGCAGCGCGATGATCTGCGCCTGCTTGGTGCCCGGACGGATGGCAACGGGCTTCGGTGCAGGGTTCGGCTTCGCCTTGCGCGACGCGCTGGTGGCCTTGGCGACCACTGGCTCGATTCCAATCGCCTCAAGCCCGGCTTCGGTCGCAATCAGCGTGGTGCCATGACCATCGCCGGTCTCGCGCCAAAGGGGCTCGCCCTTGCGCATATCGGCATCGACCTCCTCGAGCCAGCCGCGCTCGATCATCCTGGTCACGACCACCTTCGCAGCCGCGCCATGCAAACCCTTGGGCAGCGGCGTGGCAAGATTGCCGGGGCGCGCTGCTGCGCGGCTGAGGATGATGGTCTGGGTGTCGGTGAGTTTGGGCATCGGAGCCTCCGGTATGGTCGGGCAACGCGGAATGCGCCGCCTTCTACCGGAAAAAGCCCGCCATGGTGGCGGGGCGTTGTGATCGGGTTCAGGCGGGTCATGGCGAGACTTCTCAATCCTGCTGGTCGATCATGGCGAGGATGGCGCAGGCCATGCCGCCGAGGAATTCGCTGCGCCGGAAGACGATCTCGTCGATCTCGCTTGCGGTGGTGATTGCGGGGTCAACTGCCAGGCTCTCAGCCATGTGGGGCAGCAAACGGGTTGCCTCAGCGTTGTAGCGGTCTGCGATGGTCATGGGGCTGTCTCCGATCCCTTTCCTGGCGATGCGCAACGCACCCGCCTTGTGGGGATCAGAGTCGCTCGACCGAAGAGTGTAATCAATTGAAATAGACGCTATTTCTCGTTTATTTCCAATGCCTTGAGGGAGATACAGGCGCCATGGAAGGGCTGTCCGAGCGCGCCTACGCTGCCCATGCCGGGCTCTCGCGCGGCGCGGTGCAAAAGGCGCGCAAGACCGGGCGGCTGGTGCTCTATTCCGATGGCTCGATTGATGCCGCGGCCTCCGATGCGCGCCGGGGCGGGATGACCGATCCGGACCAACAGCGGCGATCGGTCGGCGGTGATGCGACCAGCGTATCCGGGCCGGGCGACAGCGCGTCGTATCTCAAGGCGCGCACCGCGCTGACCGTCTACCAGGCGCAGGAGCGGCAACTGGCGATCCAGCGCAAGAAGGGCGCGCTGGTCGACCGCGCCCGCGCCGAGACGCTGGTGTTTCGCCTCGCCCGGCAGGAGCGCGATGTCTGGATCACCTGGCCCACCCGCGTGGCGGCGCTGATGGCCGCGCAATTGTCCGCAGATATGGAGACCGCATCCGGGACGCCCGTGACGATCGAGACCGCGATCCTGCAAAGGGTGCTGGAAACCCATGTCCGAGAGCAGCTCGACGCCCTGGCCGACCTCCGGGTCTCGCTTGAATGAGGAAGATCATGATCACGACCTGACCACGGACCTCGACCTTGGCTTCGACGGGGCCGAGGATATGCTGCGCGCCTGGCGGCGCGGTGTGCGCCCCGATCCGGACCTCACGGTGTCGGCCTGGGCGGATGCACATCGCTGGCTGTCCTCGCGCGCCTCGGCCGAACCCGGGCGGTATCGCACCGCCCGCACGCCCTACCTGCGCGAGATCATGGATGCGCTGAGCCCCGGCCATCCGGCGCAGCGCATCACCTTCATGAAGGCCGCACAGGTCGGCGCCACAGAGGCTGGCAATAACTGGATCGGGTTTGTGATTCATCATGCGCCGGGGCCGATGCTGGCGGTGCTGCCCACGGTCGAGATGGCGAAGCGCACATCGCGTGGCCGGATCGACCCGCTGATAGCGGACAGTCCGGCGCTCAGGGAGCGCGTGCAACCTGCTCGCTCGCGCGATGCGGGCAATTCGATGCTGTCCAAGGAGTTCCCGGGCGGCATCCTGGTGCTGACGGGTGCGAACTCGGCGACCGGTCTGCGCTCGATGCCGGCGCGCTACATCTTTCTCGACGAGGTCGACGCGTATCCGGCCTCGGCCGACGAGGAAGGCGATCCGGTCACGCTGGCCGAGGCGCGCACCACCACCTTCGCGCATCGGCGCAAGGTGTTCATGGTCTCGACGCCGACGATCCGGGGGCTGAGCCGCATCGAGCGCGAGTTCGAGGCGTCGGACCAGCGGCGCTACTTCGTGCCCTGCCCGCATTGTGGACACATGCAGTGGCTGCAGTTCGAACGCCTGCGCTGGGACAAGGGGCAGCCGGAAACGGCCATGTACCATTGCGCGGGCTGCGAGGCGCCCATTGCAGAGCACCACAAGACGGCTATGCTGGAGAACGGGGAATGGCGCGCGACGGCCGTGCCCGCAGATCCCAGGGCCATCGGGTTTCACCTCTCGGCGCTTTACTCGCCGATCGGCTGGAAGAGCTGGGCGCAGATCGCGCGGGACTGGCTGGCGGCGCAAGGCTCCGACGAGATGCTACGCGCGGCGCGCAACACGCTGCTGGGCGAGACATGGGTCGAGAGCGGCGAAGCCCCGGATTGGCAGAGGCTGGCGGATCGGCGCGAGGCCTACACGACGCAGATCCCCGCGGGCGGTCTGTTCCTGACCGCTGGCGCGGATGTACAGAAAGACCGCATCGAGGTCGATGTCTGGGCCTGGGGCCGCGGCGGGACAAGCTGGCTGGTCGATCACATCGTGATTCCCGGCGGGCCCGATGATCCGAGCTGCTGGGACAAGCTGACCGCGCTGTTGGGTCAGACGTGGGTGCACGAACATGGCGCGGTCATGACGCTGGCCAAGCTGGCCATCGATACCGGCTACGAGTCGGCGGCCGTCTATTCCTGGGCGCGCCAGCAGGGTACGGCCCAGGTCGCTCCGGTGAAGGGCATGGAAGGCTTCAATCGCGCGACGCCAGTCTCGGGGCCGACTTTCGTGGACGCCACGGTGAACGGTCGCAAGCTCAAACGCGGCGCCCGGCTCTGGACCGTAGCCACCGCCACCTTCAAGGCCGAGACCTATCGCCATCTGCGGCTAGAGCGGCTGAGCGATGAAGACCGCGCCAATGGCATGTCCAGCCCGCCCGGCACGGTTCACCTGCCGGACTGGGTCGACAGCGAATGGCTCAAGCAGCTGGTGGCCGAGCAGCTGGTTACGATCCGCAACAAGCGCGGCTACGCGCGCCAGGAATGGCAGAAGATGCGCGAGCGCAACGAGGCGCTCGATACCCGCGTCTATGCCCGCGCCGCGGCCTGGATCCTCGGCGCCGACCGGTTCGACGAGCGGATGTGGCGGCAGCTGGAGACACAGGCCGGAGTGGAGACGGCTGCTGTCGCCTCCGAGACCGAGCCTGACAAACCGTCCGAGCCCCGGGCCGGGCGCATCACCACGCCGCGCAAACGCGGCTGGCGTGTGAGCACGCCCAGATACATGGAATGACGATGACCCTCATTGAGCTAAAGGCCCGCCACAGCGCCCTGCTGGCGGCGCGCTACAGCGGCACGCGCAGTGTCAGCTACGATGGCAAGAGCGTCACCTATGGATCAGACGCCGAAATGGCGGCAGCCATTGCCGATATCGAACGGCGGATTGCCGCCATGGAGCGCGGCCCTGGGCGTATCTTCCGGCCCCATGCCGTGAAGGATCTGTGATGGCCGCAATGAACTGGCGCCAGCGCATCGGAGCCTTTATTGGCGGGTTCGATGCGGGCCAGCATCACCGCCGCCTGCGCGGGTTCCGCGCCACCCGCGCCCATGTCAACGCGCTGATCGCCGCGTCGGGGCCCGACATCACCGCTCGCGCCCGCTGGCTGGTGCGCAACAATGGCTATGCGGTGAACGCCGTGGAAAGCTGGGCCGCCAACACCGCAGGCGACGGGATCAAGCCGATCTCCAAGATCGCCGATCCTGTGCGCAAGGAAGAGCTGCAACGGCTGTGGCTTGCCTGGACCGACGAGGCGGATGCCGAGGGGCTGACCGATTTTTACGGTCTGCAGCGCCGCGCCGCACGCGAGGTCTTCATTGCCGGTGAGGTGTTCTTTCGGATCCGGCCGCGACGCGGGGAAGACGGGCTCAGGGTACCGCTGCAGCTTCAGATGCTGCCTGCAGAAATGCTGCCGCTGGAGCAGAGTGGTGTTGCTGCGAACGGCAACACGATCCGCCAGGGGATCGAGTTCGACCGGATCGGGCGGCGCGTCGCCTATCACGTCCTGCGCCGGCACCCCGGCGACAGCACCGATCCGGGGCTGGCTGGCGAGGTGGTGCGCGTGCCCGCGTCCGAGATCATCCATGTGATCGACCCGGTCGAGGGCGGCCAGCTGCGTGGTGTCTCGAAACTGGCTCCGGCGATCGTGAAGCTGTTCCTGCTCGACCAGTACGACGATGCCGAGCTCGACCGCAAAAAGGTCGCGGCGATGTACGCGATGTTCGTCACCTCCCCCGCGCCGGAAAACCCGCTCGCGCCACCCGAGGACGAGGCGGGCGATGCCGGGTACGAGGTCAGCCCGGGCCAGATCGTGCACCTCGATCCAGGCGAAGACGTGACCGTGGGACAGCCCGCCGACAGCGGCGGGACATACGAGCCATTCCAGTACCGCACGCTGCTGCAGATCTCCGCCGCGCTGGGCATCCCTTACCCCTACCTCGCCAACGACATGGTGAAAGGCAACTTCTCGAATTCTCGGCTGGCGCTGATCGAGTTCCGCCGCCGCGTCTCGGCCTGGCAGCATTCGGTTATGGTCTACCAGCTGTGCCGACCGGTCTATGCCCGCTGGATGGATGCCGCAGTGCTGTCGGGCGCGCTGAGCCTGCCGGACTATGAGGCCAACCGGCCCCTGCTGCTGACCGCCGACTGGCTGCCCACGAAATGGGACTGGGTGGATCCGCTCAAGGACGCCAATGCCGAGATCGCCCAGATCGAGGCCGGCCTCAAGTCCCGCACCCAGGCCATCGCCGAGCGCGGCTATGACGCCGAACAGGTCGACCGCGAGATCGCCGCGGAACACGCCCGCGAACGCGCGCTGGGCCTCGATTTTCGCCGGCCGGGCTCGCCGGCGCAGGGCGCGACGGCGGTGCCGGGCGAAAACGCTGACAACGACGCGACCAACAGCGACGATGCAGACGACACCGCGGAGAACCGACCGCGCGAAGACGAGGACCAGCCCTGATGCTTCACGCCCGCATTGCCGCGCGCGCCTTCAACACACCGCTGCTGGTCGACCCAATCAAGGCGATGGCCTTTCTGTCAGGGCTCGGGCCACGGGTTCTCGGGAAGCAAGTCGAGCTGGCAGACCATGACTGCATGGTCGGCTTGTCCGGCACCGCTGCTCTGCCCGCGCGTGCCAGCCTCCTCGCCGGTGGCCTGTCCGACAGCTATCGCCAGAACGGTGAGGCACCCTTTCCCGTGGTGGACGGAATCGCCGTGATCGAGATCTCCGGTGTGCTCATTCATCGCGGCGCCTGGATCGGGCAGTCTTCGGGTCAGACCAGCTACGAGGGGATTGCCGCGCAGATCGAGGCTGCGGCTGGCGACGCGTCGGTGCGCGGCGTGGCGCTGGAGATCGACAGCTTCGGCGGCGAGGTGGCCGGGGTGTTCGACCTGGCCGACCGCATCCGGGCTCTGCGCCGCGACAAGCCGGTCTGGGCTTTCGTGGCCGAGCACGCCTTCTCGGCTGGCTATGCGCTGGCAAGCCAAGCGAGCCGCATCCTGCTACCGCGCACCGGGGCGCTGGGCAGCATCGGCGTTGTCGTGATGCATGCCGACCTCAGCGGCAAGCTCGACCAGGACGGCATGCAGGTCACGCTGATCCATTCCGGCCAGCACAAGGTGGACGGAAACCCATACGCGCCCCTGGCAGAGACCGTGCGGGGCGACATCCAGCGCGAGATCGACGTCCTGCGGTTCCTGTTCGCGGAAACCGTCGCGACCGGGCGCGCCGGGCGGCTCAGCCAGGAGGCCGCGCTCGCCACCGAAGCCGCCACTTATCGCGGCGCGGACGCCGTCGCCGCGGGGTTGGCCGATGAGGTCACCGACCTCGGGCGCGGATTTACCGACTTCCGGCAGATGGTCGCGCAAAGGCCGACCTCCACACTTTCCCGCACTCAACGCGCATCGCTTCCCCACCCCCGAAAGGAGACCGCCATGGCCCATAAGACCGACGATGACAACACCGCGCAGGACCAGGATGATACCGGAGGCAATGCGGCGCCTGAGGCCTCAGCATCCCCAAAAGCGTCGGCATCCCCCGCAGAGCCGACACCAGCAGTACCGCTCGCAGCGCCAGCTGATCCCGAAGCATCTGCCGCCCCCACGCCGGCCGCGGCGCAACCTGGCAATCTGGCCGAGCTCTCGACGCGGCTGCGCCAGGAAGCGGCGGAAATCACCGAGATCGCGGCGCAGGCCGGGCGGCTCGGCATCGCGATCGACGCCGCCAAGGCCCTGCGCGAGGGCACCTCGCCCGAAGCCCTGCGCAGCCTCGTCCTCGAACGCGCCAGTGCTGCCGCAGATGCGCGTGACGTCGTCGCCGCACCGCCGTCACCGGTGCTGCCGCAAGCGACGGAAAGCCCGATAGTGGCGGCGGCGAAGCGCGCGGCTGACGCAGGCAATCGCGTCTGACACTGCGGTTCGGGACCCCAATCACCCCGACGATCCTCAGCCTGACTGATCCTCCATCGACGCGCACCGGCGGGGGATATCTTTTGTCCCCGTTCCATGGAGCCCCGAGATGCCTGTCCTGACCCAACCGCCCAGCATGGGCGATGTCCTCAAATACGAGGTCAACCCGAACTACACCCGCGAGACCGTCACGCTGCTGACCGGCACCAACTACCCGGTCGGCTCCGTGCTCGGCAAAATCACCACCAGCGGCAAGTACAAGCTGGCCACATCGGGCGGCACCGACGGCGCGCAAACCGCGGCGGCCGTGCTGCTCTACGCGGTCGATGCCGCGCTGGCCGATGCGGTGGGTATTGTTGTCGTGCGCGGCCCCGCAATCGTGTCGCGCGCCGCCCTCGCCTATGATGGCAGCGTCGATGACGCGGCCAAGATCACCACCAAGCTCGGCCAGCTGACCGCGCTGGGCATCATCGCGCGCGATACCGCCTGATCAGGCCGCCCACGCCTTCGCCTCCCTGCCCCTCTTTCCCCGGAGTTCTCCCATGACCCTCACCCGCAATCCCTTTGACGCGGGCGGCTATTCGCTCGCCGAGATGACGCAGGCTATCAACATTCTGCCTAATCTCTACACACGCCTCGGCCAGATCGGTCTCTTCCGCTTCGAGGGGGTCACGCAACGCTCCATCGTCATCGAGCAGCGCGAGGGCGTGCTAAGCCTTCTGCCCTCGGTCCCGCTGGGCGCGCCTGCGACCGTCGGCAATCGCGAGCAGCGTTCGATGCGCTCCTTCGCACTGCCGTGGATCCCGCATGATGATGTCATCCTGCCCGCTGATATCCAGGGCATGCCGGCCCTGGGCGTCTCGGACGCGGCCGATCCGCTGGTCGAGGTGATGAACCGCAAGCTGACACTGATGCGGCGCAAGCATGCCCAGACCCGCGAATACATGGAGATGAACGCGCTGCGCGGCATCGTGAAGGATGGCGCCGGCACCACGCTCTACAACTACTTCACCGAGTTCGGGCTTGCGCAGATCTCCGTCGACTTCCTGTTCGGCACGGCGGGCACCAACATCCAGGCCAAGGTGCGCACCACCCTGCGCGGGATCGAGGACAACCTGCTGGGCGAGACAATGGGCACCGCGCATGCGTTGGTCAGCTCCGAGTTCTTCGACAAGCTGATCGGCCATCCCAAGACGGAAGACGCCTACAAGTTCTTCTCGGCCACCGGCGGCCAGCCCCTGCGCCAGGACATGCGCCGGGCCTTCCCCTTTGCGGGGATCCTGTTCGAGGAGTACAACGGCTCGGTCACGCTTTCGGGCGGCACCTCGGAGCGCCTGATCCCCGCCGGCGAGGGCATCGCCTTTCCGCTGGGCACGTTCGATACCTTCACCACCTATGGCGGGCCGGCCAATCTGCTGGAGACCGCCAACACCGTCGGACTGCCGCTTTATGCCCGCCAGATGATCGATGCCAAGGGCCGCTGGATCGACCTGATGACGGAAAGCTCGATCCTGCCGGTCAACAAGCGGCCGCGCCTGGCGATCCGTTTGCACAGTTCGAACTGAGGAGGCCGCTGATGCATGCCTTCGCCGCAGCGGTGGATTTGCTCTTTACGGATCCGAACATTGCCATCGAGGCCTGGCACCGGGGCAGCGACGGGCAGTTCACACGCTTGCAGATCGTCCCGCGCCGCAGCGACAGGGTCACCGGCTTCGGGGACGCGCGGCTGTGGTCAGAGACGTTTCGGTTTGACGTCCGCGTGAGTGAGTTGCCCGCGCCCCGGCCGCAGGAGCAGATCCTGGTTGGCGATGAAACCTTCCTGATCCAGGGCGAGCCGGTCCGGGATCGGGAGCGGCTGATCTGGACCGTAGAGGCTGCGCCGGCATGAAGTTTGGCCTCGACTTCACCCCCGACCTTGCCGCTATGATGGCTGCCGAGATCAAGGCCGCCGAGAAGGCTGTCAGTACCGCCACGCGCATCGCGGGCCGTGATCTCAAGAGCGCCTGGCGCGCCCAGATCACTGGCGCGGGACTCGGTCAGCGACTCGCCAACTCGATCCGCAGCCAGACCTACCCGAGAGCAGGCGAGAGCCTTAGCGCCGCGGCGCTCGTCTGGTCGAACGCCCCGGAGATCGTCAGCGCCCATGACACCGGCCCGCTGATCCGTTCGAAAGCCGGGTTCTGGCTCGCGATCCCGACGCCAGCCGCCGGGCGCGGCTTCCGGGGCGGCCGGATCACGCCAGAAGAATGGGAGCGCCGCCGCGGTCTGCGGCTGCGCTTTGTCTATCGCCGGACCGGTCCGAGCCTGCTGGTGGCAGAAGGGCGGCTGAACAGTCGGGGGCTCGGAGTTGCCTCGCGCTCGAAAACCGGACGCGGCCTGACCACCGTGCCGATCTTCCTGCTGGTCCCGCAGGTAAAGCTGCGCAAGCGGCTGGATCTCGCGCCGGATGCAGAGCGGGCGCATGACGCGCTGCCGGGGCTGATTGTGGCGAACTGGGTGGAGGGGCTATTGAAGTAAGGGCTGCCAGTTATTGACGATAAGGTCGTCTTTCAAGCCCAGTTATCCTGGGGCCTGCGCCCGGTCGAACTGGCCGTAATCGCGGCGGATGCTGTAGACTGCGGCTTCTTCCACTCCCGGAGCGTCAGTATGCGCGTGCAGCGCCGCATTAGCGGCTCCAAAGCCATCGGCCGTGGTCAGTGAGATGAACCTGCCTTTGTGGTTCACACTTTCGAAGGATTCAAAACCTGACGCCTTCACGGGCTGCGTGCCGTAGAGCGCCAGCACATGCGACCGGTCGGGCGCCGCGTCCACCTCGGCAGACAACTTCGTTTCGCCAGCCTGCCAATGCCGCACCCTCGCGCCGACACGGATACGATAGTCGGCGAAGTGTATCCGCCGCCCCGCGCTTTGTGAGCGCCGGTGTTCACTATCGGCGCGCCATGCGACGATCGCGTCCTCACTGTCCCAAAGCTGGTGCGACAGCAGCAGATCGGGCTCGTTCAGCGAGGAATAGCGATCCAGAAACAGCAAACCCTCATGGCGTGCGAGTACCGGGCGCAACCGGTCCACATGTTCAAAATAGTGTTCAAGGTGTCCCGGGTGCGGGCGCACTTCGAAAAACAGGGCATGCATGTGATGTTTGCCTCTTTGCACGGATTCCTAATGTCAACGGACCAGCTCGATCGGCGAAGTCAACGTGGACACCACTGTCGCGAAAACCGCCGCGCTGCGCAAGTTCGACAGACGATTGAAAGGCCACATCCAGGCATCGCACGGACCGAGGGGAGCAATCGGCTGCTACACCAGATTTGCCAAATCAAGACTTAAAGTGCATCATCAGGATACCGTGAGACGTTTCGCCGCGTATGTGTTTTTAGTAAAAAGGGAGGCAAACGATGTCCAAGGACGAACGGTTTCCACCATTGAGATATGGTCCGGCAGAACGACATATGGCCGAAAGCCTCGTAGAGCTTGAACGCCAAATGCTTTCCGGAGAACAAGCCGAAGATTGCGATTGCAAGGAGGGAATGTTCAACAGCGTGACCCGACGCAATCTTCTGGCCGGAGGACTCGCCGTCGGAGGCAGTGCGTTGGCCGGCGGCCGCGCTGTTGCAGAGGCGCCTCCCGGTGCACACGAATACTATGTGCAGCCCGACCCGACCAAGGAACAGGGACGCACGATCCTGAACGATGGCGGCTACGGCAGCCGCTCGCAGTTCGAAAGCGAAGTGCGCTGGCGTTATCCCACCGCAAGCCTCGATTCCAGTTGGTCGATGACACCGCTTGCGTCGGGGCACGGCATCATCACGCCTTCCGGGCTGCATTTCGAGCGTCATCATGCCGGCATCCCCAACATCGATCCTCTCCAGCATGAACTCATCCTGCACGGGATGGTCGATGAGCCCCTGCGCTTCACGATGGATGATCTCAAACGGCTTCCAGCCGTGAGCCGCATTCACTTCATCGAATGCTCGGGCAACACGCTGACGGAGTGGGCGGACCCGACCCTCAAGACGGTGCAGGGCACCCACGGGCTGACTTCGACATCCGAATGGACGGGGGTGCGCCTATCTACGCTGCTGGAAATGGCAGGTGTTCAGGACAACGCGGCCTGGATCCTGGCCGAAGGCGCCGATGCAGCGGTGATGACCCGCTCCGTTCCGATCGACAAGGCAATGGATGATGCGATCTTGGCCTATGCCCAGAACGGAGAGGCCATTCGTCCCGAACAGGGCTACCCCCTTCGGCTGCTTCTGCCCGGCTTCGAGGGTAACACCCACATTAAATGGCTTCGCCGACTGGAGGTGAGCGACAAACCCTTCATGACGCGCGAGGAAACGTCGAAATACACCGATCTCATGCCGGACGGCTCGGCCCGGCAGTTCAGCATGGAAATGGAGGCCAAATCGGTCATCACGTTCCCCTCAGGCGCCATGAAGCTGCCTAGGCCTGGCTTCTACGAGATAACGGGCCTGGCCTGGTCCGGCCAGGGGAAGATCACCAAGGTCGAAGTGTCCGCCGACGGCGGCAATACTTGGCACGAGGCCGCGCTCGATGGCCCGATCTTGCCCAAATGCCACACCCGGTTCCGGCTTCCATGGGCCTGGACCGGCGACGAGGTGGTCCTGCAAAGTCGTGCGGTCGATGAAACCGGTTATGTACAGCCCACGCTCGCCGATCTGGTCGCCGTCAGGGGCTTGAACTCGGTGTATCACCTGAACGCCATTCAGAATTGGCACATCGCGCCAAACGGGGAGGTGACAAATGTCCATTCGTGACCTGACACTCGCTTGCGCCGTCGCCATCGCAGCCGGCCCGCTCGCGGCTCAGAACAATGAGCCAGAGCGCACATCGGCGGCTCTTCCGGAGACGCTGGAGGGGACGGGCGAACGCGCCCCGATGACGCCGCCGCGATCAAGCGCCAACGAGGTGGGGGTTATTGACCCCACCGCAAACCAATTCGGTATCGGCCAGATCGCCACCGAAGAGGAGATCGCCGCAATAGATATCGATGCCATGCCCGATGGCCGCGGCCTTCCAGCAGGCAGCGGAACCTACGCGGAAGGAAAGCAGGTCTATTCGGAAACCTGCGCCGCATGTCACGGCTCGGATCTCCGGGGTATCTCGGCCCTGGGGGCACCGCGGCTGATCGGCGGCCGGGGTACCTTGGCCGATGACAACCCGATCAAGACGGTAGAGAGCTACTGGCCCTACGCCAGCACGCTCTTCGACTACGTGCACCGGTCCATGCCGATGGATTCACCAGGATCTCTCACGGCCGAAGAGGTCTATGCGGTCAGCGCGTATATCCTTGGCCGTTCCGGCATCATCGACGACGACCCAGACGCGGCCCTCGACGGGGACTCGCTGCCAGACATCGAGATGCCCAACGTCGATGGTTTCGTGCCTGATCCGCGACCGGATGTGAATACAACCGAATAGCGGCAATGTACGCGAAAGCCGGGGAACTCGTCGCTTCCGGCTTTCGCAGCCCGCCACTTGCGGAGACAATATAGCAAGCTTGGCACAGTGGCTCTTATCTTTGGCATTTGTCCCAACGGGTCTCGTGAATGGGGCGAAACTGACTTCATTGGGATCAGTAGAGCATTCTATAAATCATGCCCACCCCACGCGAAACCATCCTCACCGCGCTGCACGCGCGGCTCTCGGCGCTGCCCGCCACCGCCTTGCGCGGGGAGGTCCTTCCAGAGCGCGTGCCGGCCGATGGCCTGCTGATCCTGCGCGACGGCAGCCCGGGCGAGCCCGAGGTGACGCTTTCGCCGTTGGCCTACCACTACCAGCACCGGACCGAGATCGAGGCGGTCGTGCAGGGCACAGAGCGAGACAGCCGCTTCGACGCACTGACAGCGCAGATCGGCGCCGTGATCGCCGCCGATCGCACGCTTGGTGGGCTCTGCGACTGGGTCGAGCCTGAAGCGCCCGAACCGGTCGACCTACCTGTCGAGGGTGCGGCCAGCCTGAAGGCCGCGGTCATTGCGGTGGTGCTGCACTATTCCACGGCCGATCCGCTTTCCTGATCAGTCGGGGTTGGGGCCCTGGGTGTTGCGCGGGGGATGCACGCCCCCTCGACCTGTGCGCCGCTCTCGATGCTCAGGCTGTCATAGGTGATGTCACCGGCCACGCGGGCACTGGTGTGCAACTGAACCGCACCGCCTTTGATCTGGCCCTTGAATCGTCCTTTGATCGTAATGTTTGCGGCGTGCAGTTCGCCTTCGACATCGCCGGCCTCCTCGATCACGATCGCGGAAGCCTCCACGCTACCGTTCACGTAGCCAGGCAATTCGACCGTACCTGGAAAATAGAGTTCGCCGGTGATGCGCGAGCCGGCACCGAGGTGCGACCGGCCGCCAGATCCGGACGTGGCGCGGGATTCTTCCGTCATCCAATACAGTCCCTTTTTCGTTTCCTGCCGTCTGTCGCTAATCGACGGCCCGATCATACAGGAGAAACCACCATGGCACGAGCGCAAGGCGCACGGGCGCAGATGGCGCTCGCCTTTGAGACCACCTATGGAACACCGCCTGCGAGCGGGTTCACGCGGATTCCGTTTGCGAGCACGTCGCTTGGAGCGGAGCAGCCGCTGCAAACATCGGAGCTATTGGGCTACGGCCGGGATCCGCTGGCGCCGATCAAGGACGCGGTGACGGCCGACGGAGATGTGGTAATCCCGATTGATGCCCGGGCGTTCGGCTTCTGGCTGAAGGCGGCATTCGGCGCGCCCACCACGACCGGCACGGCGGCGCCCTATGCCCATGAGTTCCATTCCGGCAGCTGGGCTCTGCCGAGCTTCTCGATCGAGACCGGCATGCCCGAGGTACCGCGCTATGCGATGTATTCGGGCTGCAAACTCGACAGTCTCGGCTGGCAAATGGCGCGGTCCGGGCTCTTGACGGCCACGGCGCGCATCGTGGCACAGGGCGAGGAGGTGGCCACGTCCACGCAGGCTGGCTCTCCGGCGGAATTGTCCCTGGTGCGGTTCGGACACTTTAACGGGTCCGTGATGCGTAATGGCACCGCGATCGGGGATATCGTGTCGGCCGATATCAATTACGCCAATAATCTCGACCGGGTGGAGACAATCCGGGCGGACGGCAAGATCGCGGGGGTCGATCCGTCTTTGGCGGCGCTGACCGGCAGTGTCGGCGTGCGCTTCTCGGATCAAACGCTGGTGAGTCAGGCGATCAACGGTGAGGCCTGCGAGCTGGAATTCTCCTATGCACTGGCCTCGGGCGAGAGCCTGACGGTCACGGCGCATTCCGTCTATCTGCCGGTGCCGCGTGTGGAGGTCTCTGGCCCGCAGGGCGTGCAGGCGACGTTTGACTGGCAGGCCGCGAAGGATGCCACGGCGGGGCGCATGGCCACGGTCACTCTGGTCAACGATATGGAGAGCTTGTGATGTTGCGTCTGAACCTGGAAACCCGAGAGGCATCGTGGCTGGATCTCGGCCACGGTGTCCGTCTTCTGGTCGCACCTTTGTCGACGGCGGTGATGCTGGCCGCGCGCGGCGACCCGGCGGTGATTGCCGCGGCGGGCACGGCGGCGGATCCCGAGGGGGCCGCGGATCCCGGACGCGATGAAACGGTGGCTGTCATCGTGGCAAAGGCGGTGGCGCGCATCGTGGTGACCGACTGGGAAGGCGTGGGCGATGCCGATGGCACGCCGCTGCCCGTGAGCCCCGACGGCATCGACGCGCTTCTCGACCTCTGGCCGATCTTCGAGGCGTTCCAGACACGCTATGTCGCGGGCGGCCTCATTTTGGAGCAGGAAAAAAACGCCTGACCGCTCTCGCCGACTGGGAGTTCGGCGGGGGCGGTGACTATTGCGCCGCGTGTTCAGGGGTCTGCGCGGCCTGTCCATCTGTCGTGAACGCACCGCAGACGTTCGAGGGCTGGCAGGTTTGGGATCTGGTGCAGCGTCTCGGAGGGCAGATGCGCGTCACAGGCGGTATGGGCGGCGGGGTGATCATCGGCTGGGACATGGGTGCGGCCCTGCAACTGGGCACCGCCCTTGGGCTTTCGCCTCGCATCATTGCGGAGCTGCTGCCGCCCATAGAGGCGGTGATGGTCCGCAAGGTGAACGAGCAGAGTGGCTCAGGCGGCCTCGAGGGGTTTGATCCCTGAGACGTCAATCGTTTCGCGGGCGCGGGCAAGGTCCCAGGCGCGCTGGAGGTTCATCCAGTATTCCGGCGTTGTCGAGAAGAACCGTGCCAGCCGCATGGCGGTATCGACCGTGATCGCGGTCTCACCTTTGGCCAGGCGCTCGATGCGGGTGCGGGGCACGTTGAGGTGCGCTGCCAGTGTAATCGCGCTCATCCCGAGCGGTTCAAGATAAAGCTCGGCCAGGACTTCGCCTGGATGGGATGGGTTGGTCATGAGGCTCATGTGGTGCCCCTCCTAGTGATAGTCCACGATCTCGACCTCGGCAGGCCCCTGATCGGTCCAGATGAAACAGATGCGCCATTGCCCGTTGATGCGCACCGAATATTGTCCCGCGCGGTCACCGCTCAGGGCTTCGAGATGGTTGCCCGGCGGAAACCGCAAATCCTCAAGTACGACCGCGGCGTCCAATGCCGAGAGCATGGCCCGGGTTCGCTTGATCAGATCAGCCGGGAAGCCCTTGCCGAAGCGGTCCTGAACCGCGCCTGCGGCAAGCTTTCCACGTGTGCTGACGATCATGTCTCCATGTATCACGGCATGATACATTCTTCAAGGGTGCTATTGTGATGGCCACAAAACAAGTCTCCGTCCGCCTGTCGGCCACGGGCGGGCGCCAGGTGCGCGCTGAGCTCGAGGGCGTTGGGGCGTCTGGCGCGAAGGGCATGCAGCGATTGTCGCGCGAGATGGACGTGGCCAACAGGCGCATGGCGGCGTTTGCGCGGCGCGCGCGGGTTGCGGCGGCGGCCGCCGCTGCTGCTGTTGCCGCCGCCGGTGTGGCGCTGGTGCGCAACGGGCTGCAGACGGTGGATGCGCAGGCCAAGCTGGCGCAATCGCTCGATACCACGGTGGCGAGCGTGCAGGTGCTGGAGCGCGCGGCAGAGCTGTCCGGCTCCGGGATGGCCGATCTCGAGGCGGGCGCGGCGCGCCTGACGCGGCGCTTGTCGTTGTTCGCGGCCGATGGCAGCGGGCCGGCGGCCGGGGCGATCGAGCGGCTGACCCTGAACGCGGGTGAGTTGCTGCGCCTGCCGCTGGACAAGCGGATCGAGGTGGTGACCCGCGCGATCCGCGAGAACGCGGCGGCCTCTGAGCAGGCGGCGCTGTTCTCGCAGCTCTTTGGCGATCGCGGCTTTGTGGCCTTCCAGCGCCTGGACAGCGTCACGCTGCGCCAGGCGACGGCGGATCTCGCGGCCTTCGGCGTGATTGTCTCGGAGCAGGATGCGGACCAGATCGAGCGAACCAATGACGCGCTGTCGCGGCTCGGGCTCATCGGGCGCGGCGTGGCAAACCAGATTGCGGTGGCAGCGGCGCCGGCCCTGGAGACCCTGGCCGATGCTTTGGCGGCGGCGGCCCGTGTGACCGGGCCGCTTGGTCGGGCGATCACGGGTCTGATCGGCAATCTTGACCGGATCGTGATCTATGCCGGCACGTTTGCAGGCCTCATGGCGGGCAAATGGGTTGCCGGCATGGCGGCGGCGGCGCTCTCGGTGCGCGGGCTTGCGACCACGCTGGTGCTCCTGAAGGGCGCGCTCATTCGCACCGGCATTGGTGCGCTGATCGTGGGGGCCGGCGAGCTGGTCTGGTGGTTTACCAGGCTGGTGAGCGGCGCCGGGAGTTTTGGCGCCGCCATGGGGCTGTTGAAGGAATTGGCTTCCGAGGTCTGGTCGAAGGTCTCGCTGTCTGCGCAATCGGCCTGGGCCAATGTGGAGAGCAACTGGGCCGATGCGCAGGCGGCGATCCTCGACGGGCTGCAATCTGCGACGGACGGGATCACGTCCTGGGCCAACAGCACGATCAACACATTTGAGGGCACCTTCCTGGCGGTGCAGGCGATCTGGGACGCCTTGCCGGAGGTGTTCAGCCGGATCGGGGCCCTGGCGATCAACGGGCTCGTGGGGGCGATGGAGACCGGCCTCGAGGGGCTGACCGAGGGGGTCAATTCCCTACTTACCCTGGGCGGCCGTCGCCCGGACTGGGCCATCAAGGCGCCGGATCTCTCGGAATGGAAGGCCGCGGTGCCGGAGGCGATCCAACTGGGCGAGGCGGCGCACGCGGCCTATGAGCGCGCGTTTGCGGATGACCCGTTTAAGGCGCCGGTGCTGTTTGATGGCATGGCCGATGATGCGCGGATCCGTGCTGCGGGGTATGCCGAGGCGACGCGCATGCTGAGCACCGCCGCGGCGGGTCCGATCACCTCCTGGCAGGCCTTGCAGGCGGCGGTGACCGGCGCGGGCGAGGATGGCGCGGAAGTGCTGAACGCGGCGGCGGCCTCGGCTGACAAGGTCACCGAGGCGCTGACCAGGGCCGGCGGCGCGGCGGCCTCCACGAAACAGCAGCTCTCGGGCTTTCAGGCTGTGAGCCAAAGCCTGAAGGACTACGCCAGGACAGCGATGGATTGGGGCAAGGGGCTCGGCGAGACGCTGACCGGGGCGTTCAGCGGCGCCGAGAGCGCGTTCCGCAGCTTCGTGGAGACCGGCAAGCTGGACTTCAGGGGCCTGGTGCGCTCGATCCTCGCGGACCTGGCGGTGCTCGCCTTCAAGAAAGCGGTGCTGGGGCCGATCGCGAACGCGCTCTCGGGCGTGTTCGGCGGCGGATCGGTGGCAGCGGCCGTGTCGCATAACGGCGGCATGGTGGGTTTGTCGGGCATGGCGCGACGCGTGCCGGCGTTGGCCTTTACTGGCGCGGCGCGCATGCATTCGGGGGGCACCGTGGGGCCGGGCGGCGCCTGGGCCGGGCTGCGCCCCGATGAGGTGCCCACGATCCTGCAGCGCGGTGAGCGCGTGCTGAGCCGGCGCGAGGCGGCCGGGTATGGGCCGGGCGCACCCGGTGCGGGCGGTGTCACTGTCCATATCGACGCGCGCGGGGCGCAAGCTGGCGTGGCCGAGCAGATTGATGCCAGGCTGCGCGCGGCGCTGCCCGAGTTCAGGCGCGTGGCGATTGAAAGCGTGCGCAATCGCCGACTGCGGGGGCATGCGGTATGAGCGAGCTTCCCGTGACGCTGATCCAGTCGATCGAGCGGCGGCTGGTCACGTCAGTCTCGGCGCAAACCTCGCCCTTCACCGGCAGCCAGCAGATCCAGGACTGGGGCGGAGAGTGGTGGGAGGTCTCGTTTGACGTGGCGCTGACCAAGGGCCGGGAGGGCCGGCGGCTGTCGGCGGTCTTTACCGCGCTTGGCGGCATGCGCGGCTGGTTTGTCCTGCGCGACCCTTCCATGGCGCGTCCGGATTTGACGCAGAGCATTACGGTGTCGGGGGCCGGTCAACAGGGCAATACGCTCCTCACCTCGGGCTGGGGCGCGGATGCACCGGCGCTCGAGGCGGGCGACTTCTTCTCGATTGGCACCGGACGGGACATGCGGCTGCACCAGATCCTCGAGGACGCGGTGGCCGATGTCAGCGGCGCGGCGGTGCTGCGCGTCACGCCGCGCCTGCGCGCGGCATCCGTGGATTTGAGCCCGGTGGAGGTTGCCGCGCCCGGGATCGCGCTGCGCCTGACTGCGCCGGTGCCCACGCGCATCAGCCGGGCCGACAGCTTCCGCTTCTCGGTGACCGCACGGCAGGCGCTCTGATGGCCCGGGATATGTCGGCGATGATCGCAGCGGCTCTGGATGAGAGCGCGTTGCGCCCCATCCTCTTCTTCGAGGGGGAGTTCGCCTCGGGCTGGGTGCGGATCTGGTCCGGACTGGGCGATATCACCTGGACCGGGCAGACCTGGACCGGGGTTGGCAGTCTTTTGGGGCTGGGCGCGATCGAGGAGACGCAGCAGGTCGTGGCGGGTGGCACCACGGTGTCGCTGTCGGGCGTGCCGCTGGAGATGGTGGCGCTGGCCATTGATGAGGCGCGCCAGGGCAAGCCCGGCCGGGTGTGGCTGGGGCTCTTGACGGACGCGCGCGAGATCATCGCGGATCCGGTGCAGGCCTTTACCGGCCGGCTCGACGTGCCGGAGATCGCCGATACGGGTGAGAGCTGCACGGTGACGATCAGCTACGAGAACCGGCTGATTGATCTCGGGGCCCCGCGCAACTGGCGCTACACGCATGAGAGCCAGCAGGCGCTGGCGCCGGGCGATCAGGGCTTCGCCTTCGTCACCACGATCCAGGACAAGGAAATCACCTGGGGGCGAGGATGAGATGCGGCGATGCAGAACGCTCAACACTTGACATGAGACCGCCACAGAGGTCCGGCCGCGCTCCCACGCTCACGTCTCTGGCGCCTCTCATAAAAATTAAGAACGCCAAATCAATGGCTTGGATTTTTTGCCCGATTTTTAGGCGACACCCCTAAGCCACGGTTACACCGGCGCTTTTTTGGCGCCGCCCGCAAACTGCGCACACCATTATCCACAGATTCTGTGAAGACTTCGGCTCTTGCCAAACCCCGTCTCCTGACGGGTGGTGATTCCAAGGGCCAGTCCCCGAGAACGCGATGTGAACATCCATGCCTGACTGTCAGACCCGCCTCTTTCTTGCGCTCGACGCGGCGCGCGGGCGTCCTTTTGCCTGGGGCGTTCATGATTGCGCGACCTGGGCGTTCGATCTGCGCCGGGATCTGACGGGCGGCGCGGATATCGCGGCGCGCTGGCGCGGGCGCTACAGCACGGCGCGTGGCGCGCACCGCGTGATGCGCCGTCTGGGCTGGGAGAGCCTCGAGGCGATGGGGCGTGATCTTTTGGGCGATCCGCTGGCGACACCGCTTCTGGCGCAGCGCGGGGATCTGATGCTGGGCGGCGCGGATCCGGCCTTCGGGATCTGCGCGGGCGCCCGGGCGGCCTTCGTGGCACCAAAGGGGCTCACCTTCCTGCCGCTGTCGGCCTGCGTCCTCGCCTGGAGGGTATGACACATGCCGCCTGTTGTGCTTGGCGCTGTCGCTCTTGGCGGGGCGGCGGTGGCCGCTGGCGGTCTGGCCTCGGCTTTTGCGGCGGGCGGCCTGATCGGCTTTGCTGCAAGCTTTGGCGCGTCGATGCTGCTGTCGGCGGCCTCGCAAGCCCTGATGGGCACGCCGTCGGTCTCGATGCGGCCCAGAACCGTGAGCGTGCGCGAGCCGGTGATGCCGCGCGACATGGTCTATGGCCGGGTGCGCAAGGGCGGCGCCATCGTGTTCCTGCACGAGGCCGGACCGTCGAACAACTATCTGCACCTGGTGATCGTGCTGGCCACCCACCGCATCAAGTCGATCGGGGCGGTCTACTTCGACGGAGAGATGGCGGTGGACGCCGCGGGCACGGCGCTGGGTCGCTGGGCGGGCAAGGTTGAGATCGAGACGCGGCTCGGCCACCCGGATCAGACGGCGTTCGCGGATCTCTCCGAGGCGGTCTCGGAGCATTGGACCTCTGCGCATCGCCTGGACGGCTGCGCGGCGATCCACCTGCGTCTCAAATATGACGCGGATGCCTTCCCCGGCGGCATTCCGAGCATCTCGGTGGATATGCTGGGCAAGGATGACATCCTGGATCCCCGCACGGGCGTGCGGGGCTATAGCGAGAACGCCGCGCTTTGCGTGGCCGATTACATGGTCGATCCGGTGTTCGGGCTGGGGGCCGGGATTGGCCTGGAAGACGGGATCGAAACCGAAAGCCTGGTCGAGGCGGCCAATATTTGCGCGGAAGCGGTGCCGCTGGCCGCGGGCGGCAGCGAGCCGCGCTATGCCTGCAACGGGGTTGTCACGCTCGATCAGACGCCGCAGACCATCATCGAGGCGATGCTGACGGCGATGGCGGGTCGCTGCATCTGGCAAGGCGGTGCCTGGCGCCTCCACGCCGGGGCTTACCGTGCGGCGGATGTGACGCTTGGCGCCGATGATCTGCGCGAGGGCGGGATTGTGCTCACCACGCGGCAAAGCCGGGCCACCAGCTTCAACGGGGTGCGCGGGCAGTTCATCAGCCCGGAAAATGACTGGCAGCCCGATGACTTCCCGGCGTATGCCTCGCCCGCCTATATCGCCGAGGATGGCGGCACGCCCGTATGGCGGGATATCTCGCTGCCGTTTACCATCTCGCCTTCGGCGGCGCAGCGCATTGCCAGGATCGAGCTGGAGCGCGCGCGGCGCCAGCAGGTGGTCAAATGGTCGGGCAAGCTCAGCGCCTGGAAGGCGGCGACCGGCGATACGGTCACGGTGGATTACACACGCTGGGGCTTTGCCGGCAAACCCTTCGAGGTACAGTCTTCGCGACTTGATCTGAGCGCGGTGGGCGAGGGCGTGATGCTGGTGCCGGAGCTGATCCTGCGCGAGACCTCGCCGCTGGTCTATGACTGGGACGTCAGCGAGGAACAGATCTACGCGGCCGCGCCGCGCACGACATTGCCGTCGGCGTTCCGCACGGTGGCGCCGGGCACACCGGAGATCTCGGAAGAGCTCTATATCACCCGCGATGGCGGCGGCGCCAAGGTGCTGATCACCGCCACCTGGGCGCCGGCCCCTTCGAGCTTTGCCGCGAGCTACCAGATCGAGGCGCGCCGCGACGGTGGGGACTGGATCGACTATGGCCGCCAGGTCAGCACGACCCTGCAGATCCGCGACGCCAGCCCCGGCCAGTGGGAGCTGCGCGTGAAGGCGGTGTCCGCGCTCGGCGTGTCCTCGGAGTGGCGGTCAAGATCGGCCGAAATCCTCGGGCTGACCGCGCCGCCGGTCGCGCTTGAGGACGTGACGCTGCAAACAGCCGGGGGGCTCGCGATCCTCAAATGGGCGCGGGCGGCGGATCCCGATGTGCGAGTGGCGGGCAATATCGTCATTCGCCACAGCCCGGAGGCCAGCCCCACATGGGCCAACAGCTATTCCATGGACCGGGTGGCGGGCTCCGAGGCAATTGCCGTGGTGCCGCTCAAGCCCGGCGCCTATCTGCTGCGCGCCGAGGACAGCGGCGGCCGGCTGGGACCGGTGAGCACGATCTCCACCAAGGGCACGCAGGCGCTGGCCTTCGCGCCTGTGGCGAGCCTGCAGGCCGATGGCACCTTTCCGGGTGCCAAAACGGATCTGGTGGTCGAGGGCGCGACGTTGCGGCTTGCTACGGCCGTCGATGGCAGTGGCGTGCCCTATGTGCCGCAGACCGAGGGGCTCTACGCGTTCGGCGCGGGGCTCGATTTTGGCGCGGTGCGGCGCATCCGGCTGCGCAGCGAGATCAGGCTGGCGGTGCTGGCGCTGCTTGACGAGATCGATGCGCGTCTGGAGCCGATTGACGCCTGGGCGGATTTTGACGGCACGGATGGCGCCGAGACGGATGTGGTGGTGGAGATCCGCGAGACCGATGACGATCCATCCTCCGCGCCGGTATGGTCGGCCTGGGGGCGGGTCGACAATCACGAGATTGAAGCGCGGGCCGTGCAGGCCCGTGCCTGGTTGCGCACGGCGGACGCCGCCTGCACGCCGGTGGTCTCGCGGCTCCGGCTCCATGCCGATGAGGTGGCCTGATGGCTCAGACAAACAGTTACGCGATTGCCAATGATGCGGGCCTCGCGGTGCGCCAGCGCCTCAACGAGGTGCTGGCGGCGCTGCAATCGTCCAATGCCGGGGCAACGGCGCCGCCTGCGACCCGGCCGGGCATGATCTGGCTGGATACCAGCCAGACCCCGCCGGTGGTCAGGATGCGCAATGCCACCGATACCGGCTGGGAGGCGCTGCTCGATGGCGGCAGCTACTGAGACTCGCGGCGTGTCCGGGGCCGGGCCCGCAACAAAATGAGGTCGCGCCATGAACGACGGCAGCTTTATCGAAACCATCAACTCGCTTTTTGGCGGGGCCATCACCACGCTGATCGGGGCCTTCACCGGACGGCTGATGTATCACTCGGGCGAGGTCAGGCTGGGCCGTCGTCGCTTCTTTGGCCGCGAGCTTTTGTGGGAAGTACCCGTCGCCATCGGCATGGCGATCATCGGCGAAGCCCTCGCCAGCCACCTCGGCCTCGCCCAGCCGGTCAGCACCGGGCTGGTGGCCACGCTGGCCTATCTCGGGCCGCGCGGCGCCGAGGCGATGATCTGCGCATGGCTCAGGCGAAGGAAGTGACGCAGAGGGGCAGCGGTCAGTTGGCGCCGCAGCATTTTTTGTATTTGCGCCCCGAGCCGCAGGGACATGACTCATTCCGGCCCGGCCGTTTTGCGGTGCCGGCGGGGCCCTGATGCGCCGCTTCCGCAGCAAACAGCTCAGGGCGCGCGCATACCAGTATCGCCGCGACGCAATTGGGAATCATATCCGGCGCCTCGGCATCGATCTCATCGTCAGTGAACGTAGTGGTGCCCTCATATATGTCCTGCAACGCCATCAGGAAGATCATCGAAGACTGCGCCTCTTCATCGGCGCGTTCCAAAAGAGCCTGCCATGCCTCGGGGCACAGCCGCATGGCGGCGACAAAGCCGTCAATCCAGGGCTCCCACAACGTCTCGTCGCTGTTCGGGTCGACTTCATAGATCGGCTCGATCCATGGCGAGTCCGCCATCGCCGTTGCCACGAAATTGTAATGTGCCATCACCGCCGCGATCGTCTCTTCGGCTGTCCGGGGATCTGGAAAGTTTGCCTCGCCCGTCTCTCCCCAGACATGTGCAAGCCAGTCGGAGGGCGGAATCATCTCGGGACAGACCAGAATGCCCGTCACATAGCCATCCAGCTCGCTCACGGTCATCGGGAAATTCTCCTGAGGTAGCGCCCACAGAAGCGCGGCAAGGCGGTCCAGTTCCTGATCCGAATTTCCCATGTCACATCTCCATGATCTCCGCCCGAATTAACCGGACCGGGGTCAATCCGCAATCGCACAAGCCTGACTTACGGGGACCTGCTCATGAGCTTGCCCACCACTCTTGCCGAAGGCCCGACCATCCTGATCGGTTATGAATACCGGTTGCAGATCGAGGCCGACACCCCGCTCTTTCCGCAGGGCGCCGCGCTTGCGGCACAGCTTCGCATGCAACTGGCCGATGAGACCGTGATCGCGGACCTCTCGAGCGCAGGCGGCGATCTGGTACGAATCAGCGACAGGGTGCTGGAGATGCGGATTGCCCCTCAGATCACCGCGCAGATGTCTGTCGGATCGGTCGTACTCGATATGGTTCGGACTGATCTTCAACTGCCGCGGCATCTCGGCTTCTTTCTTGAAATCCCGGTCTCTCTGCCGGTGACGCGAGGCCTGTAGCCATGCCTGAAGGTGTCGCGATCCGCCAGGCGATGGGTCCGATCAGCGTAGGGGTTACCTCCGATGTGCCGGTCGCTGTTCGGATTGCCGGCGCACCGATTCGCATGCGGGTGCTGGGGATACCCGGCCCGCAGGGGGCGCCGGGCCCGAAAGGTGACCAGGGCGATCAGGGCGCGCCCGGGAACATTGTTCTTCCAACCGATGTGCCAATAAACGGAGGCTTTTTCTGATGGCCAATACGATCCAGCCGAAACGCCGTGCCTCCGGCAATGCAGGCGCGCCCGCTGCGCTCAAGTAGGGCGAGATGGCCCATAATGAGGTCGACAGCACGCTCTATATCGGCACCGGCGATGACGGGACCGGAAATGCCACGACCATCGTTCCGTTTGCCGGCTCGGGCGCGTTCATGTCCCTCACCGGAACGCAGACCGTGGGCGGGGCAAAGATCTTTTCGACGGTGCCGAGGTCATCACAGGACGCCTCTGCCAGCGCCGATCTGGTGCGCAAGGCGCAGTTCGATGCTGCTCTTGCAGGCAAGGCGGCCACCGGCCACGGGCACGCGATCGGCGATGTCAGCGGCTTGCAGACCGCCCTCGACGGCAAGGCAGCTGCCGCCCATGGCTACACGATCGCGGATATCACCGGATTGCAGACGGCGCTGAACGGCAAGGCCCCGCTGGCCTCTCCGGCTTTGACCGGAACGCCAAGCGCGCCTACGGCCGCGGCCGGGACCAACACGACCCAGATCGCCACCACCGCCTTCGTGAAGGCAGAGCTGGCCGGCTTCGGGGCGGGGGACATGCTCGCCGCGACCTATGACACCGACGGTGATGGCAAGGTGGATGCGGCTGAGGCTGCCGACAATGTGCCGTGGGCCGGGGTGACGGGAAAGCCTGCAAGCTTCCCGCCATCGAGCCATTCCCACAGTATCGGTCAGGTCACCGGGCTGCAGGCGGCTCTGAACGCCAGGGCACCTCTGGCGTCGCCCTCCCTGACCGGAACGCCCACTGCGCCCACGGCCGCGGCAGGCAGCAGCACCACCCAGATTGCCACCACAGCCTTTGTCAAGGCAGCGGTCGATACATTGATCAGCGGGGCGCCGGGCGCCCTTGATACTCTCAATGAACTGGCGGGTGCCCTGGGCGACGACCCGAACTTCGCGACGACCGTCACCAACGGTCTGGCCGGCAAGCTGGCCAGGGCCTCGAACCTTGCCGATCTGCCGGACAAGGCCGCCGCCCGTGCAAACCTCGGGCTCGGTTCGATGGCCACGCAGTCTGCAGGCAGCGTGGTCATCACCGGCGGCAGCATCACCGGCATCGCTTTGGATGGCGGGACGTTCTGACCGCCCTCCCATCGCTCACATGAGACACTGAAAGGATCGCCATATGGCAATAAGGATCAAACGCTCTGCCGTAGCCGGAAAGGTTCCCACGACCACGCAGCTCGATCTTGGCGAGCTGGCGCTCAACACCCATGACGGCCGGCTCTTTGCCAAGCGCGACAACGGCGCACAGTCGGTCGTCGAGTTTGCGGGCACCGCCCGGACGATCTCCGCCGGCACCGGGCTCACCGGCGGAGGGACCCTGGCCGCGAACCGTACCCTCTCGGCAAAAATCGCTACGCAGGCGGAGGCGGAGGCCGGCACCGCAACCGGCAAGCTCATGACGCCGCAACGCACCGCGCAGGCTATCGCCGCGCTGGCCGCGGCCGGAGGGCTGCCGGGCCTGTCGGCAGGAACGGCAATCCGCAGCCGGATCGATGGCGCAGTGAGCAAATACGATCCTGTCTTCAGCTCCCGCCACCGGTTTGACTTCATCCAGTTCGGAACGATCCGGATCAGCGTGGATATCCGTTGCTCTCATACCGGCAATTCCGGGGACGTACGCATTCTTCGGACCCGGAACGGATCGGCGCTGAGCGTTGCAAGCTGGGCGCCGGCGTCGACCAGCTTCGTGGTCAAGACAGCAGACATCGCGGTTCAGCCGGGAGACCGGCTCGACGTGCAATACCGCGGTGGAGGCTCGACCACCGGCGGGAAAAGCACGACCTACCACTACGTCTACCTGCGCAACGTGCGCTTCAAGACCGGGGGCGAGACCCTGCTGCCCGGAACCTACGCACGACTGGAGGGCAACGTTGCATAACCCGCGCTTTCTCAGCGATGACAACAGCCTCATCGCAATCGATCCGGACGCCGATACCACGTTGGTGCTCGAGCAGGGTGTCAGCCCCGGCTACGACACGGTCCTGTCCGGCGCGTATGGCCCGATCGCCCCCTATGTGCCTTCCGAGGGCGATGGCCCGGTCGTTCCAGTACCCGTTGTCTCGCGCTTCCAGGCGAAGGCGGCGCTTCTTCAAATGGGCCTTCTCGACCAGGTCGAGACGCTCCTGGTGGGCATGGATGCCGTGACGCGCCTGGCCTGGGCGGACGCCGTCGAGTTCCGCCGCACCAGCCCGCTCATCAATGCCCTGGCGCCCAATCTGACATGGCCCGATGGCACCGCGTTGACAGCCATCGACATCGACGCGCTCTTCCAGCTTGCCCAGAGTATCGAGGTCTGACCCCATGCAATATGAACGCATCCAACTGATCACCGCCGCCCCGAAGTTTGATGCCATCGCCGATATTGTGGCGAACGTACGCGCAGTCCGCAGCCTGGCGCCGATCGATGCCATCAACGACTTGCGTGCGTTCGCGCGGCGCGGGGACACGGCGGCTCTGGCGTGGGATGGCGATACGCTGGCCGGCTGTGTTTGCCTCACGGCCTGCCATCACTTCATTCAGGGCGCCGAATGGATGCCCATCAAGGTGGCACTGATCCGCCGTGGGCTCGATCTTGCCAGGATCGGCTGTTCCCACTTTGTCTATCTGCATCCCGACTACTGGGGACAAGGCCATACTCTGGCACTCAACGCGCATGCCCGGCGCAGCAATCGGGCGTTCACCCACACTCTCGCGCATGGGTTTGCCACCAGCAGGCTGGAGGATTGGGCCGCACAGCTGCCCGGCGCCGAGGATGTGGGCCTGCCCGGGCCGCACGGGGGGCGCGTGTTCATACGGGAAATCACGCCGGAGATCACGGCAGACTCCAGCTGAGCGGAGACAAACTGCAAAAACCGGCCTTCGCGACAGCCTGCCGGCGCAGATCACCCCCGACTCGAACCATCAACCCGTAGCGCTTGTTGCGGGTTTTGTTATTTGAAGGAGACCCCGATGTCTGGTCCTGTTCGAACCTTCCGCCACTACCGCAATGTGCCCGAGCGCGTCTGGCGCTGGCCCGACTTCAGCCCGGCCGAGATTGCCTGTCGCGGCACCGGCCAGTTCAAACTGCACCCCGAGGCGATGGACAGGCTGCAGGCGCTGCGAGACCGGTTGGACAAGCCGCTGATCGTGCGCTCGGCCTATCGCAGTCCGGACCACAACCGCGCCGTGGGCGGACCGAAGGCCTCGAAGCACATGGATGGCACGGCCTTCGATATCTCCATGGCAAACCATGACCCGGTCGCCTTCGAGGCGGCGGCGCGCGAGGTCGGGTTCCTCGGCTTTGGATTTTATCCGCGCTCGAACTTCATGCACGTCGATCTGGGGCCGGAGCGGTCCTGGGGCGAACGCTTTCCGGACCGGGCGGTGCCGTTTGCACGCGAGGCGCCGCCCGCGCGTGAGGTGCTGGCGCAAAGCCGTACGCTCAGGGGCACCGGAGCGGCCGGGGTGGCGACTGTCGGCGTGGGCGGGGTCGAGGTTGCGCAGGGCGTCCTCGCCGAGGCGCAGAGTGCGGTTTTGCCGCTGGTGCCGTATCTCGATACCCTGAGATGGGTGTTCATCGCGCTCGCTCTCGCGGGGATCTGCGTCGCGGTTTGGGCGCGGATAGACGACTGGCGCAGGGGGCTGCGGTGATGTGGACCACCCTGCTGATCGGGGCAGTTGCCCGGCCGTGGGTGCGGCGGGCGGTGTTCGTGGGGCTCGGCGCGCTCGCCGTTTTTCTGTTTCTGTTCAACCTCCGCCGGGGCGGCGAGCGCGCTGGGCGCGCCGCCGAACGGCTCGACATGCTGGAGCGCACCAATGCCGTTCAACGACAGATGCTGGAGGCCGCGGCGCGGCGGCCTCGTAGTCGTGATGATCTTGTTGAGTGGTTGCGCGGAGGTCGGTTCTGATGCCCCGCCCGGAAGTTGTCCGCCGGTGGTGGAGTACAGCCGGGCCGAGCAGGCGCGCGTGGCGGACGAGGTGGCGGTGTTGCCGGAGGGGGCCGTGATAGTAGGGTGGCTGGCGGATTACGCCGTCTTGCGCGCGCAGGTGCTGAAGTGTGGGAGTGAGCTAATGGGATGAACTGCTATCCCACTGGCCCGCTGCTATGGTGGCGGAATTGGCGGAAAAGAGAAGCATCCGATGAACATCAAGGTTTTAGGCATTAGATTTGGGCAAGACGGTTTGTAGCCTTGCAGGATTCGACGAAATTCGGGCGACCGTATTTCGGAAGCGCATCCAGCAGCACCGGCTGCTAGTTTTCCTGAACGATCTACCACTTTGCATTGTGGCGATGGAGCCTGCAACGGCGCACATCACATTGAGCGTGTCTGCCTGGAAGTGAGGCATGAACCTAGATTGATGTCGCCGGTATACGTGCGCCCCTACGTACGCCTGCCGAAGGTCGATAGCGTGACTCCGGTGTCCTTCATATGAAGCTGATAGCTGCGCAAATCCTCCGGCGTGGCCGAGTCCGGCGATCTTCTCAGAAAAACGGCGAAATCCCTGACCGCCCGGATGTGGAACTTCTGTGCTCTGTCGCCCATTCCACGGATGCGCATATCTCCTATCATCCGCTGAGGCAGCGGGGTTGCTCTCTTTTCTGTCAT